TAAGGCGCCAACTTTATATCAACTACTCTAGTTTAAACCCCTAGAGATTACTGTCGTCGATTAATGTTCTATCATAGATGGAGTCATAAGCCTTGATTAATGTCGATGTAAACCATTGACTTTCATGAACCTTTCGATTCTTGAAGTATAGTTCATTACCAACAATTGGCAAGTATTCAACAGGAGAAACACCTGAGCCATCATCAAACTCAAGTAGGCTCAAAGCTATTGCTAGCTCTTCACCTTGGGCATTTATTGCCCAAACGAGAGGATGTAGAGACTCTGGGTTGTGAAACCCTTTGTTCCCAAGCTGGATTTGATCAATCTGGCAACCGGCTTTACTAAAGTATACTTCTAAAGGCTTGTTAGCCATTAGTACACTATCTAGTTTAGCTAGCTTTTCTTGAATTAGTTGCTTACGTATTTGCTTAATCGCATACAACAGCAGTGCCGTTATATGTGAAGTATTGTCAGCCCTAGGGCGCAATAGCCTGTAACGAGTGCAAATAATCTTGGAAAGAAGAGTATTTCGTCGTGATGACCGAAAATATTCGACACCAAAATGATTGGGTGTATGCGTTAAAAGGTTTCTATCAAACATTGACTCTAAGAGTGGATTTACAAATTTCAATTCACTTTTGTTGACAACGTTATAATTTAGACCTGATAATTCAACTCCATTAAGGGCGATCCGCTTAGCGAATTCGACCTGAGTGTTGTTGTTGCACGATATTACTGACTTAGTTTCGTTGATTGGAATACCAATTTCACTCATCAAAGCCGAGTAAATGTCACCCACAGCTTTGTTCCAAATTACCACATCATCTCCGAGTATTTCGTATTCCCGGAAAGTACCTATATTACACCTGAAGGCGCAATACTGTACGAAGACGTGATGCCACAAGGCAAATGAGGGCCAGGAGGATAGTAAACCTAATGGTTGACCAACTTCCCAACTTATCTTTTGACCTTCTGGGGTTTGGAATTTCCTATCAGCAATTATTGTTGACCAAGATTCACTCAAAACTTCATTATTGAAGGCGTGTTTAATCACGATCTTCTGAAGTTTAAGTGGGATTCTGTCTGAGGCACCTGAGAGATCGTATGAACAAGCTTGCTTGCCATTTGATTCCTTAAGTACTCTTTCAAAACCTTTATTTTGATCATGTGTCGCATCTGTTTTAAGGGAACGCAATACTTCCATTAGGAAGTTGTGTATACCTTTTAAAGACATTTGAGACCAATAGTCGCCAATTGCAAAGATTCTTGTCTTACCCCCACCTTCAGCAACATAGTTGATGCGTGAGTGGGTGAGGTTGGAACAAGGCAGCTCCTTTCGATAATGTAACTTAATCATCTTAGTGATCCATTGGTTTCCACATAATGTGTTTACTTCTGAAATCGCTTTGAATAATTTTGTATCATTTACGACTGGAACTGAGTCATAGTGTGACATCACTAAGGCAGGTCCATTTGGTCCTTTCTTTGTTGATGAAAT